CCACGACGACGCGGACAAGATCGTCGCCGTGCAGACCGTGGAGCGCTCCGACCTGGACGCGCTGGCTCGCCATTGCGCCGATATGCGTCACGCTGGAACAGGTAACCGCAAGGATGAGAAGCTTGCGATGAGTGTTGACGGCTGGGTCATCAACGACTGGTGCGTCAAGCGAGGCGTCACGTTCGCCACGTTCATGCGGGATCAGAAGCTCCAGACACAGTTCATCGAAGATCCCGATAACGCAGCTTTCCGCGTTTGGGGGGGCAAGCTGTAATGGCCTACAGCACTTACCAGGAGTTCCGAACCGCTGTCGAGATGGTCATTCTCGGCGACGACGTGAGCCAGAACGGGGACGGCCAGGCCTCGCTGGACACCATGATCTCGATGGGCGAGGCGCTCGTCCATTACGGCGGCAACTTTGCAGGCGACGGTCGCCGCATTGGGCCGCTGCGCGCCTCCTCTATGGAGGTCGATCTGTTGGGCGAGGTGGACGGCAACGCCGCCCCGATCCCGCTGGACTGCATGGAGCTGTCCATCCTGTGGCTCAACGATGGCGAGCCGCTGGAAATCGTGTCTGAGCGCGACCTGCGCTCCCGGCTGAAGCATTTCAACGGGGGCAAGGCCCGCAAGGCGGCGCAGGCTGGAGAATCCATCATCTTCTCGCCCCGCGCCGAGGATGGCGACCAGCTCGGCGGCCGCTACTACGCCAAGCCACCGGCGCTGAAGGACGGGCTACACGCCACGTTCCAGCGCTATCCCGAAATCTACCTGTACGCCGCCCTGTACGTGTCCGCGCCGTTCTACGGCTTCGACGGCCGCATCCCAATGTGGCAGGCGTACTACTCACAGCTGCTGGATCAGGCGAATGCGCAGGAGCGCGGGCGTGTGTCCAGCGGTGGCCGGCTGAGGCAGGTTGCCCGCTAATGCGCCGCCCCGTAGACATCATCGGCCCGTTCTATACCGACGACAGCCTGTCGTGGTCGCAGCAGGACACGGTCAACTACATCCCCGTGCAGGCCGAGGTGGCCGGTACGCGCACGCCGGCCAAGCTGGTTGACGCGCCCGGGCTGCGTCCCCTCGTGTGGATCGGCCATTACCCGCCCGAGGAGTCGGAAGGATGAGCGGTCCGATTCGTGGCCTCCACGACGTTGAGGGGCAGCTTTACACCGTTTCGGGTCCGACGCTGTACCGCATCACGCCCGCTGGCGTGGCGATCCCGCTCGGCCAGATTCCAGGCGTTGGCCGCGTCTCGATGGCGCACAATCAGGTTGCCGGCGGGCACCAGTTGACCATTGTCAACGGCGTTGGCGGCTATGTGTGGAACACGGCCAACCAGCAGTTCAACGTCATCACCGACGAGGGCTTTCCCGGCTCGTCCCGCGTGGACTTCATCGACGGCTACATGATGCACGTGGAGCCGTTCGGGCGGTTCCTGCTGCATTCGGACCTTGCGGACGCGCTGGACTTCAACACGCTGGACCGGTTCGAGGCTGAGACGGCCCCGGATCGCACCACGACGCTGATCGTCAACGGCACCGAGGTCTGGGCCTTCGGCGAGCGCACGATTGACGTGTTCTACAACGCGGGGACGGCGCAGGGCACGTTCCAGAACAAGAAGGTGGGCATCACCACCGGCTGCATCGCGGGCGCTTCTCCGGCCATCTGCGACGGCGGTGTGGCATGGCTGGGCGATGACCGCGTGGTCTACCACGCTCGCGGCTACAGCCCGACCAGGATCTCCACCCGGGCGCTGGACGTGGTGCTGTCCGAATGCAGCCTGTCGGACATCCGCAACTCCTTCTCGTTCGTCTATGCCGACCGTGGACACACGATTTACTACCTGACCATCCCCAACGGGATGACGTTCGGGTACGACTTCTCAGCCGGCCTGTGGCACCGCCGCGCGTCGTGGCACCCGGAGAAGGACGTGTATGGCCGCTGGTGCCTGTCCGATCTGGTCCGGTCGAACGGCAAGTGGATCGGCGGCGACTACCGCACCGGCAAGCTGTACGAACTGGATTGGGACTACCCGCTGGAAGGCTGCGAACCGCTGATCCGCGAGCGCACCAGCCCGGTGCTGCACAACAACGGCAACCGGGTCGAAGTCCACGAGGTGCAGCCCTTGTTCGACACTGGCCGCCCGACGGTCGAGTGCGTGCCGTTCAAGTACCAGCCTGTCGGGCCGCAGATCAGCGGCGAGGCGCCGGATGGCCTCACTGGCGACCCCTACAGCTTCACCTATACGACGACGCAGGGCACGGCGCCCATCTCGCGTACTGTCCTGCGGGATACCGAGCTGCCGGCTGGCTGGTCGTGGAACGAGCAAACCGCCACCATCTCGCACCCAGATACCCCGGTGCCTGTCGTCGTTATCCGCCTGACGATGCGGGTTTACGACACCAACGGGCTTTTCGCAGACCACGAGGACGAGTTTGTTGTCGCCCAGAGCAACCATCTGCTCGCCACCGGTATTGCCCCGCTTGGCGGCACAGACCCGTTCACCTCGGCGCTCGGCCTGAGTCCCCTGTCGTTCTCGGGCATCACCAGCACGAGTGGAGCCGACATCGCAGGCGCGATCCCTGAGTACTACAACGGGGCATGGATCGCTGCGACGACTGACGCGGTGCGGGTTTCCACGGACAACCGGCTAACGTGGGTCGAGGGCACGATTGACCTAAGCGGCACGAACCAGACGCTGCTTGGCCTCGCTGGTGGTCCCGATGGATTCGCTGCGGTGGGCAGGGCGTTCCCGAACTTCTACGCTTTTTCCGGGCCTGACGGCCTGGAGTTCGTCAACACGACGATTCAGGTGGATAACGGATCAGGGCCGACGGCGCTGTCCAATGCCGCGTTCTTCCGGCACACGGGCGGCAGGTGGTGGGTTGCGGGCGGTCAGACTGGTTTCTCGGCAGGGTGTCTCTACAGTGCCCCGGCGCTCGATGCCGCCATCTGGCAGCTTTCGGGCGCGTTCTCGCGCACGACCTACAACTATGACTACCTGGAGTGGGGCGGTTATCGTTGGCTGACGTGTCGCGACGACGCCTATCTGGAGCAGGGAAACTACACACTCCAGCGCGCCCCGGTGGGCACGGAGGACTGGGAAGTCGTCATCGCGAGCGACAACACCCTGCGACCGTGGCAGATCGAGGCGGGCGACGATTGCCTGGTGGTGCTGGCGTATGGCGGGCACCGTCTGTGGACTAGTGCAGACGACTTCGCAACCGCGAGGGACACCGGGATCCGCACCACTACCACGGCGACCATCGTGCAGGATGAGCAGATCGGGCGCCTTGTCCGGTACGCGGCGCCAAACTTCTACATCGCCTCGGGCGCATTTAGTAGTGATCCGAGCAAAGCCGACAAGTGCGTGGTGACCACTCAGGGTATCGAGTTCAGCGAGCCGGTGTCGCTGGGCACAGCGTCGGCAAAGGGCATTGCGACTGGTCCGACAACGTATGTGGAGCCAGACGATGAGTAACCGCAAGGTGCAAATCTGGGCGACCCGCGACGGTCGCAACTGGAAGGACGCCAAGGAACGCAGCCTTGGCGAGCAGGGCGAGTACCAGAAGCGCGTGATTGTGTCGCGCCTTGGTATGTTCCGCAACGGTGCGGTCCGCATCCGCAACTCCAGCCCGGTGGTGGCCCCGTTGCTGGGGCTGCTGGCGCGCACGACTCCAGCCGAGAACTGAGCATGACCGAACTGACCAACCCTGCCGCTGGCGGGGCGGGCGAGCTTGTGCCGTTTGATCTTCCGGTGAAGCCGACGTATGAGCAGATCCGGGCGCTGGAGCATGAGATTGCCAAGCTCCCTGAGGTGGAAACGCCACTGACGCATCACTTCGCTGATGGCGTGTACGGGCGCGAGATGTTCATCCCGGCAGGCACGGTCATCACCGGGAAGATCCACCGCACCGCGACGTTGAACGTCCTCCTGTCTGGAGTCGTGCAGATCACCAGCGAGAGCGGCGAGGTGGCGTTGCTCGAAGCGCCGCAAGTGTTCGTGACCGAGCCGGGCACAAAGAAGGTTTGTTACGCGCACACCGACGCGCGATTCATGAACGTGCATCCCACAAAGCTGCGCGACCTGTCGGCCATCGAGGCCAAGTTCATCGTGCCGGAGACCCCGGTACTTCGCTACGAGGGGTAATCCATGTCTTGGGGAGCAATCGCAGGCGCCGCTATCGGCGTTGTGGGCAGCGCCATGTCCAACCGGAGCGCAGGCAAGGGTGCCGATGCCGCCGCAGGCGCGCAGTACGCGGCTATTGACGAGCAGCGCCGGCAGTACGATCAGACGCGCGAGGATCAGGCGCCATGGCTTGCTGCGGGCCGTGATGCGCTGGGGCAGTACCAGCAACTGCTGGCGAATCCAGACAGCATCCAGGACTCAGCGGCCTACCAGTGGCGCCTCGGGCAGGGGATGCAGACGCTAGACCGTAGCGCGGCGGCTCGCGGCGGTCTGTTCAACGGCGGCCATAGCGCCGACCTGATGCGGTTCGGGCAGGGCGAGGCATCGCAGGAGTACGCCAATCAGGGCAATCGCCTTGCGGCCCTCGCTGGCGTCGGCCAGACCACGGCGCAGGGCCTGGGCGCGCTCGGCGCCAACATGGCCGGCAACGTTGGCAACGCGCTGGGCAATGTCGGCAACATCCGGCAGTCGCAGTATCAGCAGCAGGGCTGGAACAACGCGCAGGCGTTCGCAGGCGTCGGTGGCGCGTTCAACAACTGGTATCAGGGCAACAAGGCCAACAACCCGGGCGGCACGGGCTGGTATCTCGGCAACAACCCGGGGAGGGGCTAATGGCTGACATTCTTGGGCTTGTCGATTACGTCCAGCGGCAGGGGGCAATGGGCCGCCAGCGCGGCACGGAGAACCGTTTGGCTTCCCTCGCCTCGCAGGCATACGGCGCCGCGCCCGATCAGCAGCGCCAGCTGACGCAGCAGGCGATTGCGACCGACCCGCAGTCAGGCTTCGCGCTGGGTCGCTCCCTCGTAGACGACAAGCAGCAGCGCATGGCGAGCCTGTCGCAGAAGGCCCGGATGCTGGTGGGCTACGCGAAGTCCGGCAACCGTCAGGGCGTGGACGGTCTGTACCCGCAGCTTGCGCAGGAAGCGCAGGCGCTGGGCCTCGGGCAGAACATCCCCCCGGCTTGGGACGACTCGTACCTGGGCGGTATGGAGCAACTGGCGAATATGGGCGGCGGTGCATCGGGCACTGGCGTCCAGTCCACCTACGTTGACGGGCAGGGCAACCGCGTAGCGATTATGCGTGACGGCTCCACGGCCGTGCTGGGTCAGAACGACGCCGGCATGTCGCAGCAGACCATCAACGTCACCGGGCCTGATGGCCGCCCTGCGCAGTACACCTTCGACAAGCGCACGGGCAGCTATGTGCCGGCGCAGCTCGGCGGACAGGCTGCCAGCCAGGAGGCGCCCACGGCGGCGCCCTCCGGCGTCTACATCGACCCCAGCCTGCCGCCCGAAGTGCAGCAGCAGATCGCCGCTGCCGAGGCTTCCGGCCAGCAGGTTCCGTCGCAGATGTACTTCGGCGGCCAAGGTCGCGGCGCCGCGTCTCCGTTCGTTGGGCGGACAAAGGAGGAAGAGGCCGCCGCCGTGGAGGCCGCTAAGCAGGGCGTGCAGCTCAGCTACCTGCCGGCGCAGCAGGCCATCGAGACGCGCGGCGCCATCGACAGGGCCGTGGGTGTGAAGGGCGCGGAGGCTCAGGTCTCCAAGCAGACGGAGCAGGACAAGCGACAGCGCGAGCAGGGGACTGTATTCGCCCAGTATCAAGCGGCGATTGAGGGGCTGAAGTCGGGTCTCGCCAACTCCGTCACTGGCCCACTCGCCGGGCGCCTGCCTGCCGTGACCGCGAATCAGCAGATTGCCGAGGGTTCGGTGGCCGCGCTGGCTCCGGTCCTGAAGCAGCTGTTCCGGGCTGCTGGCGAAGGCACGTTCACCGACCGCGATCAGGCGCTTCTGCTGGAGATGGTGCCAACACGCACCGACCTTCCGGCCGCGCGCGAGGCCAAGCTCCAGAACATCGACAACATCGTGCGGGCGAAGCTGGGGCAGGGTGGCATGTACGGCGCCGCTCCCGCAGACGCCCCGCAGTCCAACGCCATCCCGGCTCCGCAAGCTGCCCAGCCGGGCGGCGCCCGTCGTCTGAAGTTCAACCCCGCCACTGGAAGGCTTGAATAATGCCGATTGAGGTTGAGCTGCCGGACGGCACCATTGCCGAGTTTCCGGATGGCATGGACAACGCGGCCATTGAGCGCGTGCTTGCGCAGCAGTTCGGAGGCCAGTCGCAGCCCGATTTCTCGAACGTCCAGAGTGGCGCGAGTACCGAGGCGACCCCTCGCGAGCCGTCCCCCACCGACGGCATGTCGGGCGGCGAAAGGTTCCTCGCGGGCGTAGGCAAGTCGCTGGCCGACACGTACCGTGGCACCAAGCAACTTGGCACGCTGGGCCTGCGTCATGCGGCGGGTGGCGGTAGCGCGAATCCGGCGACCGTCGTTGGCAACATGCTCGCCGGGGCGCCGCAGGCCCCGCGCCAGAATGCCGTGGCGGCGTGGGCCGACCGGTCCCTCGCGAACCAGCAGGCAGAGATCGACCGATCGCGCCAGTTGGACGCGCCGCTCATGGACACGGGCGCGGGGTTGGCAGGCAATATCACGGGGGCTATCGGTCAGATCGTAGGCCCTGGGTTGCTACTGAAGGGAAGCCTTGCCGGCGCCGCTCTCCTGCCCCGAACGTTGGCTGGAAACTCGGCCCAAGGCGCCGCCGTCGGTGCCGCCCAGCCTGTCGCGGCGGGCGAGAGTCGGCTTGCAAACATTGCCTTGGGCGGCGGTGCGGGCGCTGCGGGCGCGGCGTTGCCAATGGTTGGCGGTCAGCTGCTGCGCCTATCTCGGGGGACGGGGTACACCGCCCGTGGCTCCGAGCGCAGGGCGGCAGAGATCCTGCGCCGAGAGGCCACTAACCCGACGGCCCTGGGGACTCCGCAGCCGTCGGCGGTGCCCGGCGTGAGGCGCACCCTTGGCGAGGAATCGCTGGATCCCGGCGTGATGGCGCTGGAGAACACCCTGCGCGCTGGTCAACGCGGCATCTTCGACCCCATCGATACCGCCAACAACGTGGCGCGAGTGCAAGGTTTGCAGCGTATCGCGGGTACTGAGGCGGATATGGCGGCAGCCGAAGGCGCCCGCCTGGGCGCCGCTCAGACTGCGAGGCGCGAGGCAATGCAGGCTGGGCCGGTGAGCGTGGCTAAGACCGTCAGCGCGGTTGACGACGCTATCAGCGCACAACAGGGGCGCCCGGCCGTACAGAATGCTTTGGAGCAGGTCAAGGCGCTGCTCATCAAGAATCCGAAGCTCGGCACGGCGGAAGATCGGATCAACGTCCTCGATAACGTCCGCATGACCATCGGCGACATGCTGTCCGGCAAGTACGGCGGCGAGAGCGCGGCGGCCCTGAAGGGTTCGCGCGAGCTGATCGCCATCCGGGACGCGCTGAACGAGGAAATCGGGTCTCAGGTGCCGTCGTTCACGGCCTACCTCAATGCCTACCGGACCGCCTCAAAGCCGATCAATCGGATGCAGGTCGGTCGGGAGTTGCTGGAGCGCGGGTCTGCGCCTGTGCCGGACGACCTTGGCCTGCCGCGCATCACCCCGGGGGCCTTCTCTCGCGCCAGCGGGGATCTCGACCAAATCGCGGCTCGCGCAACCGGCTTCGGGAAGGCAAACGCGGCGTCCATCCTGAGCAAGGACGACGTTGGGCTGATCAAGGCCATTCAGGACGATATGCAGCGCCAGTTCCGGCGGCAGTCGTCGGCCACGGTTGGCTCGCAGACGTTCGAGCGTGGCGCTATCGAGAGCAGGATCAGTGGCCGGCTCGCATCGCGAATCCCCGTGGTCGGCGGCTTCGCTGAGGTGTTCGAGCAGGCGGCGACGCAGCGAGTCAAGGAGCGACTGGCCTACATGGTGGCGAACCCGGCCGAGGCGAGGAAGATCCTCGCAGCGCTGCCTCCCGCTGACCGCGCGGTCGTGAATCAGGCCCTATTGCAACTCACTGCCAGACCCGCTGCCGCCAGCCCCGCGCTTACGGACTGACTTGTAACCGGGGCCGTACTCGGGCGCCGTCTTGCCGCGTTCGCGAAACAGTGCATCTACGAGCCTGTTCTTGGGCAGCCTTGGATATAGCCACCGCAGCCCCTTGATGATGAAGAAATAGTAGGCCGCGATCATCGCGAAGCCGATTAGGGGTTTCAGCAGTAGCGACCAAGACCATCCATTCATCCCCCAATCCTACCCCAAGCCCGCCCCGTGCGGGCTTTTTGTTGCCCGGAGATCAAATGGCCCGCCAGTTCCTAAACCCCGCCCTGGTCCTAGCCGACGTGCTGGGCACTGAGCCTGCCGCTGGCGGGTCCGTCCAATTCTACGAGGTCGGGACGACCAATGAGGCCGATACCTGGAGCCGGTACCAGCAGGGGGATGCGTATCTCAACCCGAACCCGGTCCCGCTGGACTCGACCGGGCGTCTGAGTGTTGAGGTCTGGGGCGACGGGGACTATTCCGTC